ATCCACTTATATGGATCAGCGTCCGTGCCTGTTCCTGTTACCTTACAAACCGCATAAATCATCTATTCAACCCTTGTTATGGCACCATCAATTAACATGGTGCTAGGATTACGCTGTATTTCTATTTTCTTCGGCGCGCGGATTTCTGTCGAAAGATTATCAAAGCTTCCCTTCATAGCGCCTAGCATTTCAAGTAACATAGACATGTTTTGCTGCTGAATAGTAATGCCCTCTTGTTGCACCGCAAGCTGCTCGGTCTTGATGGCGTTTTCTTGTGTGTCTTGCTGGATAGGATCAGGATTAGCCTGATTCTGTAAATCAGCCATAGCCCTGATCTCTTCAAGCTCAAGTCGCTTTCTTTCTAAGGCCGTTTCGGTTGCTAATTTTTCACGTTCAAATTCTAGCTGCGCCGCGCTAAGCTGTGCATCTGCTTGGTTTTTAGCGGCTGTCGTCTGCGCGGATTGCGCTTTGATCTGCAAGTCAGCTACCTTAGCCTGCTCTTCAGCCTGTTTACTATTCGCAGCAGCTTGGGCTTGCTGTAACTCGCCACCTAGTTGCTCTATTATCTGTTGGGCCTGCTGCATCTGGGCTTGCACCTGTGGTGGGACACCCTGCATTTGCTCTTCTTGGCGCTCAGGGTCACGAAGCTCTGGAGGTAATCCCCGCTCTACTGCATCAGCGGTTTTATCTGCTCCCGGCCAATCCATATTGCGTATAATCATCGGCAATGCTGGCAACATAGCTTGTGGCGCGGCTTGGAATAACTCGATTTGCCCCTCCCTAGCCTCTTCGCGCTTAGTGGAATAACTCGGTCCCGTTTTAATCACCACCTCATGCTCGCCTTCAGTAAGATCAAAATTCATTGGCTTGCCGGTTTTTTCATCTGTGTACTTCTGGTTGATCTTCACAGAGCGGGTTTTTCCGTCCTCACTCATCACCTGAATTTCACGCGCGCCATCATAAATTTTCTTGCATAAATCCTTGAAGATAACGCCGCCAAAATACAGCGCCTTACCGAAAGAATCCGCATAGTTTGAGGTGGAGACATCACCCTCACGCTGGCGCGCAATAATGGCCCTTCCTGACTTCTCATTACTTTGCTGGCCTAATGATGCAGGATAAATGCCAGATGTGCCGTATAAATTCTGCTCTGCCATCTGTATCAACGCAACTGCGCTAGATAAATCAGCGCTGTTTTGCATGCGTTGCGGCGGCGGTAGCTGGTTGCCATTCTCATCCAATGCATTGTAAGGCAAATATGCGAAGTTCTTAGTGTTTACGTTATCGTAATACTTTTCATAACCCTTGAATGTTCGCGCATCACCAATAAACGGCGCGATCGGAGCTGATTCAGCCAGCTCAATAGCTGTGTTGGTGGCATAATTAAAAAGAACCTGAGTAGATATCATGTCTTCATAAATGCCGGTGTAGAAGGTTTGACCGTCAATAATGTTCTTATTGCCCTCAACAAAACAATAAGGGATATAGTCACCGTGCCATTTGCGCTCCTCGAGTAAATCTGTGGCCGTACACTTGTAATACATCACACGTGGCTTTTTAATCTCTCGCTCGTTGTAGTTTTCGAGGTCTTTAGGCTTATCGGTTGATTTGTCGCCAGTTTCCTTATTGAAGTAAACGGCACTTTTGTCATATTCAACGCGCCAATAATGCCCTATGCGCACCAAATCCTTGCCCATGCAAGACCAGTCAGGATAGTCATTGCCGATGGATTTTAGGTCGCTTTCACTATAATCTAAATCATATCCTTCGTTGAACTCAGTACGAGGCACATCTTCGATTTCAATCAGATATCTCCTGTCGCTTCTATCTTGATCGCGAGTGGCAGGATCATCATACACTTGAAAGGTATTTGGAATTTGGCGGATATAAATATTCTGATCATTGCTATCATCGTTATCATAGTCAGTGGCAAACGCGAAATAACCCCAACCTATATTAATTTGGCTAGCACGTGACAGATTGTAAGCAGTTTGAGCACAGCCTTGAGCCTGTACTTCGCGCACCTTATCTTCAAGCAATTCAGCCTTATCAACATTGGTGTTGTTCTTGGGGATAAATTTAATTTGCGGGGTGTTTTGTATTTGATCGTTAATCACCTGCCTGCCAAACTTTGGCAGCTGATTGAACGAATACGAGGGCCTATTACCACGAGCTGTTACTTGCTTAGAATCGAACTGCTTGGCTCCGGGGCGAGTAAAATCCAGCACATACAAAGCGCGAGTTCGATTGTCAGCCTCGGCATCTGCTGATAATTTGAAGTGTTTAAGCATATCTGAAACAATTTTAGTATCGGCTAACGGCTTATCTTCAGAATCATACATGCTTAATTCCTGTGGTGTGAGGCTTGCGCATAATAACCGGGTTCAACAATTTTAGCAACTACTTGTTGCGTCTTTTGGTTTATAGCCATCGCTAGTGTGCGATAGGAATCAGCACCGTGACTTGCTTCATCATGTTTCGGATCATTCAGCCACATAGCATTAACCCTATCCCACCTGCGTGTATAACTATCTAAACGATTAATAAGCAACGATGCTTTCGACTCATCAAACCAGATATTAGGTAATAGTGGCTTACAGAAATTACGGATATCGCCGTCAACTGACTTTGTTACAGGTATAATCTGAATCGGGCTTATTCCTACACGTTCCGCGAGCTGGCGGCTTGTTTGTATCTCAGCACCAACAATGCGCTTATTACCGTCATGCGGGAAATAATGCTTTTCATACACGAAGCCCTTGCTTTGAAGAAGATTGGCATAGAAATTCCATCCCTCATTGCTTGATTCATGATAATCAACGATATTATGACGATTATTGACCTCTTGGTAAAAGATTACGCTCATCTGATCAGAGCCTTGTCCTATATCCCAATAGGTGCTCACTCTATACTGCCTGTTGTAAGGCACAGTCGTTATCTGACCCTGCTTGCGGACTAAGGCCATTTCTTTAGAATAATAAGCCCCCTCCTGTGATCCCTCGAAGGCTTCCTCTGGCGTGCTTGGATACTCTCGGCGCATGTCATCGCCCATCAGGCGCTCTTTAACAGCATACCACGCTTTTTGCGGCTGAGTCAGGCCAAACATAGATAGGTAGTCTTGCGTTTCCTTTGGGATAACTGTTGACTCTGTTTCCTGGTCACTTAGCTTGTAATCAGGGTTATTAAACCATGCATAGAAATGAAATTTAGGATCAAGGCGGCTCAAAGCCTTTCCGATGTTCTTTAGATTCATAGATGATTGGCATAAATCATAGAACTCGCCTGACTTGCCTTCAGCGGTAGACTCTACAAATATCTGCTGGCCTATACCAACAGCGTTTAAAGCCCCCGTCTTTATTTCACGAGCCTTTTCAGGTGTTGCCGCTGAAACCTTGCCATACTCCGAAATAAGAAGCTTCTGCAAAGTATCTCCACGGTGAGAGGTGCCTACGGATATGCCAGAGCCATTACTAAACTCTACCAACTCAGCAGCGTTTGTAGTCATGGCAGGTATTCCCACCTTTGGGTTATTGAGGTATTTGGCAGGTATGTTTTCATAAGCATACTTGATCATCTTCAGCTTCTTCTTAGCGTCGTCAATGCCTGAATCAATAATACCACACTTGTGGTTGCTGTTAAAGAGCGCGCAATCAAGAAAATATATGCAGATAATAGTTGAAAAACCAAGCTGGCGGGCCTTCAAGATTACATTGAAATACCAGATAGCAGACAGAAACGACCGCTGTGCCCAGTTGAACTTAAGTAGGGTTTTATCGCCGTTCTTATCGCGAATGAAATAAAGATTGTTTAGCCGCCACTCTTGATCAGCCAGGTAATCATCCTTTAATTTCTGGTAAGCCTGTGCTTCGTCCATCTAATTCCTGCACTATATTGATTAGGTTGATTGGAGCTTCAGGGTCGCCCTTTAACGTGCGAGATTCTCCGTATTTCTTGGGCTTCATCTTTCCAGCCATTCTCATGCGGGTATCGATACGAAGTTTAGCGCGCTGGATAACTTCGCCATCAACCCTAATCATTCCGGTATTCTCGTCTATCACAGCATCCGCGCCAGATTCGTCGGCTATTTCTAGGCATTCGTCAAATATTACATCAGCTTGGGCCTCGCGTGCGCGCAGGTACGTGGCCAGAAACGACTTAAACGGCTCAATTCCCTGCTCTGATTTATTCAGCCATACCATAACAGTTGAAATACAAGGCATCGTCGAGTCCCTGCATATTGAGCTCAGGCTTTCGCCACTTGCTAAGCGTGTGCAAATAGCCAATTCAAGCTCCGGTGTGAAATCCCATGTCATCTATAAGCTTTCTAATGCACTAAGTTGTTATTGATATAGGCTGCCGCAGTGGCAAGGCTTAATAATGCTCATTTCGCTACCATCCCAAATGCACCCCTATCATTAAACATCATATGAGTGTAAATTGAGTCTTTCATGTCCTTGCCTTGCGAAAAATGCTTATCAACCACAAACGCTTTGCCTGCATGACTAATAACATCGCCCAACTTAGCGGATTGCTGTGGAATAATAACCATTATTAATCTTTACCACACGAGATTGCCATAGTCAATATCGCAAGTGCCCCAACCAACGCGCTCTGTGACCTTACTCTTTAGCCATTGGCTCCTTGACCTCATAAAAACCCTATTGTTTGCGTTATACTGCCCATGCACCGAGCCGCTTTAAACCTTGTCACCTGCACACCGTTAACCATCCCTTGCCATTCTATCATATTTTCCGAGCTGTGTAGATAATTCATGCCATCACGTAAATCTTGGCGGGTGCATCTAAACTTATTGCGCAACTGGGATATCGTCATGGTATCTTTAAGCTCATCTAGTCTTGCAAGCTTCTTGACGTTCCATGTATGAAAGCGTTTGCGCATATATCAATCCTTAGCAGACCCTTTTCATAATTGTTATCACGTAAAACAATGAGGCAATAGACATCAATGAAAACATAGCGCCCATCACAAGAAGGTTGAGCGCAACCTTGGATTTGTGCCTCAGCCGTACTAGTTCAATTTCTTGGCAAAAATCATCCATTACTTAGCCTCCATTATGTTAACCATTCTGCATTAATTCTCTTGAAAAAACAAGCCCTTTTCATTCAAATCAAGTCCGCCAAAACTAGCGTCACCAATATTAGCCCACGGCGTGTATCTGGTGTCCATCATCTCCAGCCACCTACTAGGCAATGTTATATCATCACCGATTGGTTGCAAGTGATAAACTTGATCGAACGCCAACCGCATTCCCTCGCCGCGTTTTTTCACGAAAACAAAAACCACTTTTACTGCTCTAAGTTGCAATTTAAAACCCTAAGTTGCAATTATCCCCTAAAAGGGCAAAAACCTAACAAAACCTAACGGATAGGTAAGTTAGGTTTTTGGGTTTGATAAATAACAATAAAACGCTGATTTTTGGCAACCTAACACCTAACGGCGGTTCAACACTCTTACGGGCGGTAAATCAATCAATTATTACTTGTAATGTTATTTATAATAGGCGTTAGGTGTTAGGTTTGCCTTAAACGTATGATTTTTATGACGAATACACCTAACACTTTTAAAAAAAGACGCGTTAGGTTTTTTTGACTACCAGTTAAGCCTTTGTTTTTTATTAAAACTCAAAACCTAAAACCTAACAAAACCTAACGCGTCTTTCCGTTAGGAAGGCAAAACTTATACAGAAACTCTTTTAGTGATTGCGCATACCATAATTTTAAGGCAAGAATTGTGAACGGCCTTTTAATGGGCATTTATTTTTTGGAATAGGGGTTCCATTTTATGCATCATGATGATTTTTACCAAGCCTGCACTGAATTATGGGGTAACGCATGGCCTTCAATTTTAGGCAGTAAATTCGAGGTTAATCCTAAATCGGTAAAAAGGTGGGCGAGTGGCGCGAACCCCATTCCCGTTGCTGTGGTAGCGTTTATTGAGTTTCAGCAGTCACGGGGGCAGAGATGAAAGCGCCTAGTGAAAGAGCTAAAAAATCATTGGTGAAGACAGCCAAGAAAAAGGCTTCTGGTGATTGGATGGATGACGTTATATGCGATAGCAAGGGCAACCTGACAAAGGGAAGCTTAAAAAACCTGATGGCGTTTATTGAAAACCATGATCGCTATAAAGACATATTCCGTTTAAATGAATTTCAGCAGGAAATTTACGTTGCGGCTTGCCCGCGGTGGGAATCTGATGAATCCTTCAAGGTGCACCGGCTTTCAGATAACGATATCGTAAGATGCGCGGGTGACGTGGAACAATTCAGCTTAACCAGCGATAAAAACAAAGTTTACGGCGCGATTAGTGTGGCGGCTGAAAAGAATAAGTTTCACCCTGCTAGGGATTATTTTGATGGCCTGCAATGGGATGGAACCCCTCGCCTTAAAACTTGGCTGGTGGACTATCTTGGCGCGGCGCTTGATGATGGTGAGGAGTATCTGTCGTTCATAGGCACCAAATGGCTTACCGCTGCTGTAAAGCGGGTTTATGAGCCTGCGTGCCAGTTCGACCATGTGTTAGTGATGGAGGGGGTGCAAGGCGCGGGTAAGTCGTCAGTTCTTCGTGAGCTAGCAACATTCGGTGAAGATAGTAAGGAAGCGTACTTTACGGATAATATTAAGATCGTTGATCTGCAAAATAAAGACACGATATTGCTTTTACAAGGTTCGATTATCGTAGAGCTGGCAGAGCTGGCGGGCTTTAATAAAAAAGACGACGAGGAAATTAAGGGCTGGATTACGATGCGTGAGGATAGGTGCAGAAAGCCTTACGAACGCACAATCACACATTTTCCTAGGCAGTTTGTGCTAAGCGCCACCTCTAATAATAATGATTATCTGAAAGACCCCACAGGAAACAGACGCTACTGGCCGTTTGTGTCTGGCGCGGTAAACCTTGGGCGCGTTCAAGCTGATCGGCGGCAATTATGGGCAGAGGCGGTGCATCTATACAAAGGCGGCCTTTATGTGGGGCCAACAGAAGAAGAAATGCTGCTGGCGGAAAGGGCGCAGGCCAAGCGGCTTTCGGTGGATACGTGGGAAGACGATGTATTAAATGCGGTTAATGAGCTTGGTAGCCGGGCCTATGAGGGCTTTAAAATCAGCGAAGTGATGGGCGCAATGGGCCTGACGTTGCGTGAGCGCGACTTCAAAAGCCAGCGCCGCATATCAAACATTTTAAAGGCCAAGAATTTTGACAACAAAACCTTCTGGATTGAGGGTAGGGCGCAAAGGGCTTGGGCAAAAAGTGATCAATCAAGTGAGGATGCATGAGAACACCTGAAGAAGAAATGGCTAAACACGCAATGAATGAGTGGCGCGAGGCCGTGCAGAGCAAAGAAAAAGCTGACTGGAAATTCTTGCAAGAAGCAATAACAGCAATGCTTGACGGTATGCTTTCGCTTGAATCAAAAATTAATTCTATGGCCGCTCAGGAATGGAAGGGCGCTAGGCAGCTAATGATGGCTGAAGATGAGGCCAAGAATCAACACTACCGAATCCTTAGGCTTGAACTGCAAATTAAAAACTTGCTTGATTCTAAGAATACATAATATCAGGTGCAGCCTGATACATCATCAAGCGCTTTGTTTTTTCTAGCACTGGTGGGAATCTGTACTTAGGGGCTAACCCAAGCAGCTTGATGGCCGCTTCTATCTCATCGCCGTTTTGACAGCAAAAATGCTTAAACCCAAAAGAATCCAAGCGCTCAGCAAATATCTTTTGTGTGGCGCTGTACTTTGATTGCGTAGGCGACTTGCTGGGGGATTTAAGCTCTATAGTGGCAAAATTACCCCCAGCCCACGCCAGGCAATTGTCATGAACACCCGCCAGAACACCGCGATCTTTTTTTATTTTACCCTGTATGGCGCTTACTGAATTTTCATTGTAAGTATGCCACACAAGAACATCTGGCAAGGCTACATGCGCCCAGCTGATGAAAGCAACTTGTAGCTTGGCTTCGCCGTTGTCACGCACTTAATTCTTTCTTTTTTTGCAAGACTGATTGGTTTAAATTATCTAAGATAAAGTTCTCTAAAAAATCGCTTGCGTTTCTGCGCTCTTTTTTTGCAGATAGCTCGATTAGGTGTATAGCTTTAGTGCTTAGTGAATAACTCTTTTGGTATTTATTTTTCACAAATCCTCACAATGTAGTTGACATAGCGCAATCTTGTGATATTTTGTTAAGCAAGTCAAGAGTAAACAGCAACAGGAGCAAACAAAATGAGTAAACTAAAAGCAGTTAAGCCAAAAGCAACCGAACCAAAAAAGCCAGCCATTCTTGTTTTTGGTGAGGCTGGTGTAGGAAAAACTTTTACAGCGATAGATTTTCCGAAGGTGTATTATGTTGATTCAGAGCGCGGTGCTACAAACAAAGAATATACGGATAAGCTAGAAAAATCTGGCGGTGTATATTTAGGTGTAGCGCAAGGTTCGCAGAATTTTGATGATGTTTTAGAGCAAATACGCGCCTTACGTTCTGAAAAGCACGAATTTAAAACGCTGGTTATTGATAGCTTCACCAAGCTTTTTAATATCGAAATCGCAAACGAGCAAGAACGCTTGAAAAAAGCAGGTAAAAAGGATGAGTTCGGTTTAAGCAAAAAACCAGCCGTTGCAAAATCCAGAGAGCTGGTTGGTTTGATGAGCACATTAGACATGAACGTCATTTTAATCTGCCATGAGGTGCCGAACTGGAGTGGCGGCGAGCAAAATGGTGTTAAGCCTGACGCGTGGGATAAATTGTTATATGAATTAGACCTAGTTTTGCACATTAAAAAGCTAGGCGGAACTCGTAAGGCGTTTATTGCAAAATCACGCATTGCGTCTTTTCCCGAGGCCACCGCTATTGACTGGACTTACGAAGAATTTTCTAAGCGCTGGGGTAAAGAGGTGATTGAAAAAGAGCAAAAGCCCGTTACACTTTCAACCCCTACACAGCTAGCGAGAGTTGAACGGTTGAACGATACGTTAAAAACAACACCCGAAGAAATGGATAAGCATTACAGCTATGCAGAAGTGACTAGTTACGCAGATATGGCCACCGATAAAATCGCATATGTTATTGCACGGCTTGAAGCAAAGTTGCCTAAATAATTTTTTAACCAAGGAGTAACTAAAATGAAATTTACACCAAAAACTGAAGAAGATTTTGAAAACGAAGCCGCTGAACGCTTAAAAAAGTTCTTGTGGGATAAAGATTTAGTTGTTGATTATGAAATTAAAGTTTCAGCCGCCGGCACAAGCAAAAGCGGGAATGAAATGATTGTCATCGACGTTGATGTTTACGATGAGGCTGGCGAGGTTTTGAGTCTTAGAGATTATCTAGGTCACTGGAATGAGTACAAACTACGCCGCATTTGCGAGGCTGGCGGCATTATTGAGCGCTACGAAGCAGGCCAAGTCGATGATTTTGATTTGCTGGGTAAGACCGGTAGATGTCGTCTGGGTGTGCAAAAGGGTTCTGAAAAAGATGATGGTAGTTTTTACATGGACAGAAACACCATTGCTGAATATTTAAAACCGGCCGGCAAGCCGCTTACTGCGCAAGAAGTTAAAGATGATTTAGACGATGATTTGCCATTTTAAGGAATAAAGAATAGGGCGCCGAAGCGGTAACGTTAGGCGACAAGCAGTGCTAGCAAAAACCTCCTTTCAGTTGTTTGGATTGTCGAGCACCGCCCTAAAAAATAAACAGTAATTCGGGGAACCGATGAAAACCTACAGGATTAAAATCAGCACAATTAGTGGGCGGCGCTGGATAACTAAAAAAGCGCAGTGCGAGGCCATTGCAAGAGTTATGGTGCAGTCGATGCGGGTTTGTATTTTAGAGATAGTTGAAGTTAATTAAAAATAATCATTTTACGCCTTGACATAGGAAACAGGTTCCTGTAATAATAGGGAACACAAACAGGGAGTATATTCAAATGATGACAATTGAACGGTGCAAAAAACAACTTAAAAAAGCAATCGAAATTAGTGAAGAGCAGCACAAAGAATTAGTGGCATTACTAGACCGCAGAAAACTACTTGTGGCGCAACACGATAATAATGACATTAGCTGCATGAGCTTTAAGCAGAAAATTCTAATCCTGCGTGATCGTAAGGAAAATGTAGCATTTTTAACAGACCAAATTGATAAGTTAATGAGGCCAGCACAATAGTGCAAACAGGGAGTATATTCAGATGTTAACAAGTGAACAGTGGAAAAACCAACTTAATGATGCTGATGAAAGATACATGTCTCACAACAGTTTAAGGCAATGCCCAGTATGTGGCGATTATCATCGTAATAACGAGCTTCCGCGAACTTGTGAAACAGGAACCAAAATGACCGATAAATACGAAGCCGTATTCGAGGCAATGGAAAAGCACGACTACGACATTGACGATCTGGCAAAGCTGCTTTGTCGTGTGTTTGGTAGAACCGCAAAAGCAACCGGCGCAGATAAGTCCAGCATCCGCAAAGTAATATACGGTGAGGGCAGTAAGTTTATTGTACGTATCAACATGTTGCCTCAGGAATGGCATGAAGGGAAATTGAAATGAACGAGCAATTACTAGAGGCCGACGCAATGCCGGCAAGAACAGAGGCTAAACATGTGGATAATTAACTACACAAAAGGTGCTCGTGACGATGAATCCGAAAACCTTGATAGCTACATTGAGCGCATGCACACATCTATCATGGATGGCGACTACAGAGACATGCCAGAGGTGGTCGAAGTGTTCTGGCTTAGCGCTGATGGTAGCGAGCTGCACGCCACAAAAGAAGGTTTAGATCACATTAACGAACGGCTTAGCGGGTCATGGCAGGATTACCTCGCACAAGTGAATGATGATAATGGCCGCTGGGTAGATGGTGAGGTTTTTTATGGTTAAGCTGGTATCAAACAACACACCAGAATCAATCGAATCATGGCTTAACAATGCGCCGGATGCAGCAGACGCTTGGGATGATGTCGAAAAAGCCGCCAAGCTAGCCAATGAAATCGCCGTGATACTTTACAACTGCGTGGATATTAACAGCCCCTATGCGGCTGAATGGAACGACGCGCTAGAGGCTGCGACTGATTTGGCGCATACGACTAAGGAATTACTGAGAGTTTTTAGATGTGGGGCGCATGATGGAAATTGAATTCAAGATACCGCCAGCCGATTTAGAAATAGGTGGTGAGCTAACCGTAACGATTGGCAGTGACGTGATTGCCCTCAATTGGTGGGATGATAAAGCCTATCGCAGCCTAGACTTGACGCGAGAGCAATTCCTCAAGATTCAGCGCATGGTGCGCCAGTACGATAACTTACAGGAGGCCGAGAAATGACGATACATGAAACCACGACACAATCACTCGAACTGGCAGCACAATGCTGGTGCGATGACAGAACCAAGCACATCGAAATGGACGCAGCTCTAGCTGATGTTATTGCGCGAGCTGCATTAGATTTTATTGATCTAGACAAGACAATGATTCGCAGCCGTGATTTTACACAGCATCAGGCCAAAGCAATCCTAGCCATGCCAGAGATAAAAGGATTGGTGGAGGCATTAGAGAGCATCATGATCGTTGCATGGGCGGACAATTACAAGAACGCAGATGCAAAGCTAGACGACATCGATAAAATCGCAGAAAAAGCCCTAACCCCATTCATCGAGGCTAAACATGTGCATCGGTAAGCAGCGACAATGTGGCAGAGTGGAACGATGCTTTGCAGGCAGTTAGCGAGTTATGCGCGGCGACAACAGATTTAAGTGAGGCTTTATGAAAATGAGAATGTATGAAATTAAAAATAACAATAAAAAAGAGGTAGCCCAATGAAACCAGAAACCATAATCAAGAGCGGGCTTGTAAAATACCGCAAGCAGCTAGGCATGACGCAAGCCGAACTGGCAAAAGAGCTAGGCGCTACCGATAGAACCATCCGCAATAAAGAGGCAGATGGCACCGGCAAAAAGCATGAGATTAGCCGCATGCTTGCTTGGGCGATGACTGGGCTGATGAATAGCGAGATTTACAACATTCAATACAAAACCAGCCGTAAGAAATTAAAGCAGTTCAATATAAGAGCACATTCACCAGAAGAAGCGCTAGAACGCATTAAAGATCAGATTTACAAAAGCTGGAAGTTTGATTGCGTCTTTACGGTGACTAAAAAATAAACACTTGACATAGGAAACGCTTTCCTATAATAATGACAAACACAACAGGAGGACTACATGTTTTACATGAAAACGATGAAGAAGATACAGGATGATTTAACATATTTAAAATCCATCGGAGACAGGGGTCTCGGTAGCGGTGCAACTTTAGATGTTTCTGGCAGCGGTGGTGTAATTTTTAAGAATGCGAGCATATTATTATCTACCCGTGCTGCGACTCCATCAAAGCCCAAGCGGTTAAAGTACGGAACATCTAAAAAAGTAACGTTGGCTTTTTTCAAAAAACATAAGTCAGAGCCCAAGAGCGTAAATGAGCTTATCGCCGCCACTGGATTAGTTCGGCCTACAGCTTATAAAACTGCCAAAAAGCTGATGCATGAGGGTAAAATTAAAAAATGTTACTCTGGATTATACATTTACGCTGGGGAGAAATAGTCATGCCATTAACCCTCAAAGAAACTGCAACCGAATGGTTTTATCTTCTAGCAACATTGGCCTGCATCATGGTGGTATTCTACCATGCGGCTGGTGCTGCTATTCATTGGTGGGGTTAGGGATGCAATTAGAATTTGAAATAAAAGACGATGACCGCGAACTTCGGGATGATATAGGCGTTAGCATTAACAATGACACGCTAACAATACGCCGTGATGGTAAATACGTGTGGCTAACGCATAAGGACTACACCGATATTTTAACAATGTTGCGCCACTTTAAAAACATTCAGGAGGCAGAGAAATGCAAGCATATCACAACGACGAAAAGCTAAAGCAATCAACTATTTTAGCCATGCAACGAGACATAGCCGCACAACGGCTTGTTAAAGGGCAATATGGGGCGGACGGTATGGGCGGCTTTGTAGGCTGTGTTATACGCGGTAGTGGCCACATGAATCTTGAAACGTTGATAGGTTTCCCCGTAATGCTGGCGCACTTAGGCGATACTATTTTCGAGAGCTTACCCTCCCAAACGCTCCGCGATGATTTTGCGATTGATTACCTTGAAGCACCAACCTGTGGCACCAACCTTAAGGTAGTCGGCTGGAAGTTTTTGCACTGGCTGCTAACCGAGGAACTACTAAAAAATGTAGTAGGTGAAGGTGAGGTATTTGATGATGTGCGCAAGGCTCTCGCACAATGCGCGGATGCCTTGTTGCCGCTTACCAAAGGTGAGAAGGTAGATAAAGATGCCGCATCGGCGGCGGCTGATCGTGCCGATGGCGCTGCTGCTGCTGCTGCTGCTGATGCTGCTGCTTATTCGCGTATGGCTAATAAACTCATTGAATTAATGAAAAACGCACCAATGGAGGATTTATGAGACTAGAAATCGAAGAGAGCCTAGCGCCTTTTTTGACCGGCGAAGAAATAGCCTACCTGCTGCGAGGCGTGGAAACTGAAATGATGCATGCCGCATCTTCATGCAAGCAGCCAGATCGCAGGCATTGCAGGCATGAGAGGCGTTTGCACTGCAAGCGTGTTAACCATGCAGAACGCCGAGTGCGTGCTGACAGGAGAGGGTAATGAGAACTAACCTAGAGCGCGGCGCACGCAGTGCATTCATTTAGAGCGCGGCGCACGCGGTAGAAACTTCCGAACTTCAAACGAACATAGGAGAATAAAGAAATGAAGAAGATTGTTGAAAAATTTAACCAACCAAGGAGTGAATAAAATGAAGATGATTGTTGAAAATACTGAGGCTGAAGGTCTTGAAGCATTACTAGGTGAGCAAGTGGTTTTGCTTTGTGCGTGCTACATCTATAGCGGAAAACTCGTAGGCGTTAATACTTCATGCGTGAAGCTGGAAGATGCTAATATCGTGTATGAAACCGGCGCTTGGTCGGATAAACAATGGAAAGACACGCAGCAAATCGGTGCCGAGCATTTTTATGTGGCAACGGGCATGATTGAATCGTTCGGCGTGGGTAAGGTCTAGTTATGAACCTACCAATCAAAAAACTGCTATGGTCGCGGTCGGGGTCGCGGTCGCGGTCGCGGTCGCGGTCGTGGTCGGGGTCGCGGTCGTGGTCGGGGTCGTGGTCGGGGTCGGGGTC